GGCTTGGTCGCAACGTTGTTCGGCCAGTCGATTCCGTGCTCCCCCTGGAGCCAGGAGGAGAACGCCGCCATGCGTGAGGCCCGCTTCGTGAGCCACAGCCACACGTGCCGGCCGCCGCCCAGGGCCATCGATCGTGCCACGTCGATGATCTCGGTCTTCAGAAAGTCAAAGTCGATCGACTTCGACAGTGAGTCGCTCATGTCGGAGACGAAGATCACGCGCGGCAGGCCGGAAAGCCAGGGCTTCAGTTCCCGCTCGGTCCCGGTCAGGTCGCTCCACTTCGCGGCCGTCGCCGTGCGGCCCGGGAACTTCGTCACCTGGTCAAAGGAAGGCGCGTACCCCTTCTGACCCGCGTACCGAGCGTGTTGAGCGCCGGCGTAGCACGTCCGTCTGGTCGCGCACCACAGCTCGCACCCGTCGCACCCCATTGTGGGATTGACGGACGAGTCGGCCCACTGCACGCCGGTGTCCTTACTCATCGTTTCGGTTTCCGTGACTTTCGCGGCCGCTCCGTGCCCTGGACCGCCTGCAACGGAACCACTTCCACGCGCCAGCCGCTGCTTGCAATGCCGGAGTGTCGAGGGTCGTTCTCTTCGGCAGCCGCCTTCTCCGCGGCCGCACGATCGAAGAACACGGCCGGATGGCCGTCGCACTCGACCGCGCTTATGTCGACCATCCAGTGACCACGCCCCTCCGGGCCGCCGTCGACGACCCACAGGCCGAAGATGACGAAGTCGGCCGAGTCGTTCGTGTACCGGCCTGTCACTCGGAACTGCACGTGGATGCAGCAAGAGCAGAGCGTTCGTGAAGGATCCGCCCACTGGCACCCGATGTCACAGCCCCTCTCGTCGGTGCAGCCGCACACGACGCACTTCCCGGGCCGCGGCCGAGACTTTGATCGGCGGGTCATGATCGCGCTCCCGCTTCCAGCCGCACCGGCGCCGCCGGCTCCCGATGCACGATCCGATTCCGACCGGTCAGGTACTCGTCGGCGCTCACGCCCAGGATCCGGCTCTTGAGCGCCACCCACTCCTCGGCCAGCGCAGTGCATGAGATGTGGTAGTGAGTGGCCCCCCCGTCCACGGAGACGTTCGGCGGGGTGCAGTGCAGCCCGCAGATCCCGCACGGCCGCGGCTCGACTCGCGCCATCAGACCAGCCCTCCATTCTCGACGACGGCCGCGTCTCGAACGACGATGGCGTCGGCGGATGCCGCTGGCGACGGGGTGGGCTGCGGCACGTTCGCAAGAACGAACGCCGCCCAGCTCGCAGATGTCTCTCCGGTCCCTTCCCAGAACGTACGGCCAATGCACGGAATGAATCTGGACATGGCCGCACGGAGCGACATCGCACGTGACATCTCGTTTCCGGTCGATCCGAGGTTGATGTGCAGCCGGACGCCCCGGCACTGCGCAAGGGTCGGGTCCGCCTCGAATCCCAGCGAGGCGAATGACGCCGACGTGGTCAGGCTGATTCGATCGCCGAACCGTGGGTGGTGGTGCTCGCCGCCGAGCTTAATGCCGTACGACTCGATGTCTTCAACCGTCTCCTGCTGGACCTGGTCGTCGACGCGTCCGCTCCAGCCGTCCATGATGAGGATGTTGATGCCCGCGGACAGGTACGGGTCCGCCACCGACCGGGCGATGATGACGCGGCGCCGAGCGCGAGAGAGCGACGAGAACTCGTCGGTGTACGGCCCGATATAACCCACAGCGGGGCAAACCTCCTGGATGTCCTTCACAACGCCGGCGAGTTCGTCGGTATCGACGACTCGGTCGAGGCCGGCCACCTTGGCCCAGTGGTAGGCGTCAAGGTTCTGACGCCAGGTCGCCGCGTTTCGGCTCGGCCAGACGGCCGCGTCCAGACCGAAGATGAGTTGAAGCACCGCGCAGCTCGGCCGCACGTCCTGAACGACCTGCGTGAATCCCCGCAGGTGGCGGGCCCACCCGTTCTCGACCAGGTCCAGCAGGAGCCCTCGGGTCTGCGCAGGCCCGCGGGTGGTGCCCGCTTCAGCCGTCGGGTTGTAGACCACGCCGCAGCGGGTTTCGGGTTGAAGCGGACTCAGGGGGGAAAGCGTTGTCATTGAGCACCTCCGATGTTGTCCGCCCACTCCCTGATCGCCGCTCGTTGACCTAGCCAACTCGGCGGATCCGATCGTCGCTTTGTCTTTGTCAGTGGGTGTTCCAGGCGGATCCAGAAGACGCCCGCCGGTGACGCATGAGCGTCGACCGCTCTCTCGACCTCATTCTCCAGCCGCCTGCCCGTCTGCTGCAACTCAAGAATGACCGAGCGGTTGGGCCAAAAACGAGCGAGGAATCCCTCGACCTTGCGTCGTGCCGTCTTGCCGGATTCGACGAGGACGCGATGAAGCTTGTCTTCCCCCATCGCCTCGCAGAGCAGTCCCGAGATCCATGTCTTTCCGCTTGCCGGGGGTCCGCTGATCACAACGATGATCGGGCCTCGATCAACCCCGTTTTGCACCGCCCGACGCAGCATTTCGCACGGGGATTCACCGAGAAGCTGCACATCCTCTTTCCAGGATGATGTTTGGGCGGTAGCGACTGTGTTCACCCCATGCCCGCCGTCAACCTGCCCCGCGGCGAAAGCCGCCTCTTCGGCGTTGAGCCGATCGTCGAGCTTCTCCTCGCTCTCAAGTGGTAGATGAAGGCCCTTGCAGAGCCTGGCGTAGAACCAGTACCACGCCCCGCGCTGCACGTCGTCCGGGTGCTTGTAGCCGAGAATTTCGACGGCGTGCACCAGGTGCATCACGTAGTGATGGGGCAGGTGATCGGCGCTGAACGCCCCCATCCGGGCGAACAACTCGTAGGGATCGACGATCTCGATGAAGGTCCGCGGCGCAACACCTGTCGGCGCGTGCGGGTTGAGGATTGCGGCGCGCAGGCACCGGACGAGAAGCTTCGACGGATCGTGCTTCGGGGAGGTGTCGCACCCCCGCACGGCCGACACAAGCACGCCCTGGTGACGGAGACCCAACTCCATCACCCAGTCCTGAAGGATCGACTTCATTGAGCACCTCCGTTGCTGAGCCCAGCCATCCATGCCCCCTCCGGAATGGTCATGAGAAGCCCGCCGCGGACGCGCAGGCCCTGAATCCCCAGAGCCGCGGCCGCGGCCGTGAAGTTCGGCACCCACGCGTTGAGCGACGCGAGGTACGCCTCGTCCGCATCGCCCATGCGTTGGCCGAGGAACGACCGGAGTCGGAACAGCCGGCCGTCGCGGAGAAAGCCGGCCACGGCGTAGTCGACGGCCCCATACGCGTTTCGCCGACTGATGGTCGTAGCCCGCACGACCTGGTCGTCGGGCCGGCCGATCTTCAGTTCGCCAAGGAAATCCGTCACGTCGCCGAACTCGACCACGGCGATCACGGGCCCCTCACCGCTGACCAGCGCCATCGGCATGAGTTTGTCATCGGGCATGTTCAAGCCGCACCCCCTTCCACAACCTCACGCCACTCCGCCAGGAAGGGAGCAATCGCGGTCACTCGCCCGGGTCCGTACATCACCTTTCGAGGCTCCAAGCGCCCATCCACCAGTTCAGGCTCGTTCCTTGGGAGTTCCCCGGCGAGGATCTGGATCGGCACGGTGGGCATGCCGCACGGTGTCGCGGGCGTGCCTTCATCCGAGCCGAGCACTCTCACTCGCACCGGCGCTACCCCGGGGCGTAGAAATGAGAGGTCGTAAACTCCACCGACGCGTGGACTGGTCACTGTGCACCCCCTTCCGGCGTCGTCTCGGCCGCGGCGGCGCCGCTCTTTGCCGCCATCGCGTCAAGCTCCCGCTCCGCTTCCGCAACGGACTTCTTCTTGCGGCCGCTCTTCACCACGTCGCGGGTGGTTTTCTTCTCGGGTCCATCGCTCGAAGCCGGCTTCTCCGCCGCCGCCTTCTTCGCCCACTCGCTCTGCACCGCGGCCCGCGCCGCTTCGAGGGTGGGCGCCTCCCCCAGGTCCGCAAGCCCGCACGTCCGAGCCAGGGCCTCAAGCCCGTCCAGGTGCGGGGGCAGTTCGTGATGCAGGATTTCTCCGCTGTCCGCCTCAAGGGCGATCACCGATTCCATTGACGGCTCGACGAGGCGTGCGAAGGCCGCGAGTAGTCGCGGGGCGTTCCACATCTTCCTCTGCTCAGCGATGACCTTCGCCGTCCGCGGGCCCCAATAGGTGCTCTGCCACGGCCGGCCCGCGCTGGATTCCCGGATGAGGCCCAGCAGCGTGCGACGCCCCGGCGCGGCGCGGACAAACTCGGTGAGCAGCTTCACGGCCGCCGTCTTCCACTCCTCCGTCGCCGCCTCCCACCGTTTCGTCGCTTCTTCCTCGACGCTCGGTGTCCGCGGCACCTTCGGCGGATTCTCGTCAGGGCGTGATCTTCCCTGCGCGGCGGCCGGCTTCGTCTCTTTGAGCCTGAGTTCATCCTTGACGATCCTGACGACGGCGGACGGTTCGATCTTGGGCGCGAACCCGCCCTCCACAACCGACCGCTCGGTCACCGGCATCCGCTCCGCCTTCCCGAGCCCGGCTCCTTTGGCCGCCTTTGCTGAAGCCCTCACCGACTCGATCATCTTCTTCGCGGCCGCGTTCACGAGCTGCGTCGCCGCGGTGTTCTTCCGCCGGTAGCACGCCGCGTTCAGGCAGAATGCCGCGCCCGAGCCGTCGACGATGTCCAGCTCGAAGTCTCGCCGCTTTCCCCGCACGGTGAGCGGGGTCACCTCGAACAGGCCGCGGTTGTTCACCGAGTTGTTCGGACACACCGAGCAGGCGACGCATCCCGCGATCGGGACATCCAGCTTCCACGGCACGCCCCCGAGCGAGAGCTGCTCGCCGGCCACTTCGCAGCGCAGCGCTTCAAGAGTCATCACCGTGTCGCCGTCGACCTCCTCGGACGCGCGGGCCAGGTCCTCCTGGACGCGATGGTCGGCGAGCCTCGCGATGATGACCGCCTTCGCGAGGGGGAGCTTTCGATCCTCCACCATCTTGCGCACCTTCGGCGCCAGGCGGCTGAGCATGTCGCGTTCACGCACCCACGTTTCCGACTTCCCCAGCCTCGCGGCGACGCCGGCGATCGCGGCCGTCCTGTGGTCGGGGGGGCTCTCCGCCGTGATGTTGAACGGGTCACCCGCGAGCATCTGACCCACGGCGATCGATTCTTCGAGCGGCGACAGCCCCTTGTGCTGTACATTCTCGACGGCGCGTGAGTCGACAACGCCGTCGGATTCCTCGATCACGAACGCGTCGATCGACTCCCACCCGAGATGTCGGCACGCCAGGACGCGGCGATGCCCGAAGACGACGACGTGCCTCTTGCCGCCCTTCATCGGCTTCTTCAGTCGGCGCACGCGGATCGGTTGGAGCAACCCTTGGAGGCGAATGGTCTCCGCCAAGCCGCCGATATCGTCCTGGCTCCCCGACGACGCGAGCCGTTGGTTTTCGTCGTCGAAAGCGATGGAAGCGAGCGGCACCTGCTCCCGCGTCGTCGCGGCCGGCTTCGCTTCGAGCGGCCAGTTGTGCGGCGTCACGGCCGCGACATGGGCCGCGACGGTCTTCTTGCGCCGCTTCGACTTCACCGCCGTGCCCTTGGCCGTCTTCTTCGAGGCCTTCCCGGCCACCTTCTTCGCGTGTCCCTTCACGCTCTTTCCCCGAGGCTTCTTCACCGCCATGCTGCTTGCTCCTGTTCGTCCCCATTCCCCGGCCCAAAGCAACACCGCCCATGTGCGTTGACACGCCGGCGGTGGAATGAACTCGTCTCACACCCGCGGCGGCCATTCACACCACACGCCCACGGTTGATTGGACCGTCTTCAGCTCGTCACGATCCTCGGGCGAGATGGGGGCGAAAACGGGAACGGACGTGAACGTGTTCCCGCTCTCCCTGCCCCGGAGTTCCTTCAGGAATGCGGGGTAGTTTGCTCCGTCAACGAAGACGTTCACGTTGACGTGTGGTCCGAACACCGGTTCACCGCCCTCCGGCGTAGCCGGCTCGCTGAACGGGCCGCCGACCACCATCGCCGGCTGAGGTTCGCGCAGCAGCGGATGGTGGAACAGGAGGATGCGGCAGATGCCCGGAACTTGTGTTGTAAACTTCATCATGATGGACTCCCAAATACCCCCTCCGCAGGCGCAGAGGGCGAGAAGGCGGGCTCTACGTCACACGCAAGCCGCTGGATGTCGAACCCCGGCCCGCCTTCTCGCCCCGCACGCCCGCGGTCATCGCCGCAGCATGTCCTCCGAGTTCTGAGCCCGGCTGACCTTCTCCGCGTACGCCCTTCTCAGCACGGCGACGGCGTCCCCGATGTCGTGCCGCTCCCAGGCGATCCCGGCGAGGAACGCGATGTAGCCAGGATCGCTATCGACGATCGCCCCCAGCGTCTTGCCCGGGTGCTTCCTCCCGAAGTGCCGCGGCAGCCGCACGGCTCTCGCGGCGATCACCGGGTCCTTCTCGAACAGCGACTGGCTCATCGGGTCCCTCCCCGCACGCCCTGGCCCACGCGCACCCAGTGCCGCGGGGCGGGAGCGCGAAGCATGGTCAGTGCGTTGGTGATCTGACGGCCCCGCGGCTCCATCACCACGCCGCACCGGGCCCGGTACGTGATGACGCCCGTCATTGGTCGAGTAGCAGGGGAGTCATCGCGGCGCCCGCCATGACGAGGGCCAGGACACAGCAGCACACAACGCCGATCAGCACAAGCATACAAACCTCCGTTGAGCACAGGCATGCAGGAACTCCCCGAGGCGATGCGGCGTCGGCGGGGGCG